AGATTCTTCTGATGAGTATCTACATAATAGACGTAAAGCAATCTCAAAAGCAATGGAGTCAAGTCTATCGTTTAAGAAGTTTAGAACTGTAGAGGAAGCTCATGAAGTTGGCACAGATGAGTATGCCAAGTATACAAGAGAAATGACTCCAGGAGAAGGTATCACAAATAGTGATGCTAAAAAGGCAGACGTTCTAAAAAAGAAAGAACAAAATCAACAACAGAATCAGTTGAATGTTGATGAAAAAAAATTAACTCCTGCAGAGTTAAAGAAGCGTGAAGAAGTTGCTAAAGCTATTGAACGAGATAATCCAGATATGCCAATGGATAAAAAGATGGCTATCGCTACAGCTACTGCTAAAAAGGCTGTAGAGGCTATTGATCCAGAGATGCGACGAAAGATGAAAGAACGGGAAAAAGTAACTCATCAAAGAGATATGGAAGCTTTAAAACGTCGTCACGTTGCAAGAATGAGTCGTCTTTCCGGAAAAAGTGTGGCTTCTGGTCTTACTAAAAATGAGCAAGTTGAAGAAGATTACGGTCAGAGTGGAGCTTCACAAAGTTCTCCTTTAGCTGCAATTGCAACACACGCCGCCAAAAAGGCAAAAGATAAGTTCAGAGATATTCTCAAAAAACGTGCAGATAAAACACGAGAAATGGAGAAAAAACTAAACAAGTAAATAGGAAATGATGAGAAATGAGTAAAATAATTAAACCTCTTAGTGCTCCAGTCAATTTAGTTTCTGGCGCAAATACTGTTTCTAGTGCAAGTCTCGTGGCAGTCACAAATGCACATAATGCACCAGAATCAGTTATTGTAGTAGAAACTGCTGGAGAAATCATGGTTCCTGCAGGAGCAATGGTTTTTATTGAAAAAGAACCTGCACACAATCTTACGGCCGCTGGAGGAACAGGTCCTGTTTGGGCAACTTCAATAGCATATAAGGCTTAAAATTTATACTATAAAATAATTAAATAATGAGGATTATATTATGTTTCAAGTTGTAATTATATTAGTTTTATTAATGGGAGTAGGTGGATTTGGTGCTTATAGTTGGATAACAAATCTTCAAGCAGAAAATCAAATTCTTCAAGTCAACCAAGAAAAACTTGAGGGTGCAGTTTCACAGCAGAAAAATGTTATTGAAACGCAGAAACAAGAAGCTGCAGCTATTCAGAAGGCAAATGCTGATTTACGAGATGAACAAGTCAGACTTCGTAAAGATGCAAAGAATCTTGCAGACAAACTTGGAAAACATGAGTTAGATATTCTAGCACAAAATAAACCAGGATTAGTTACCAAGATTATTAGTAAGGCATCAAATAATGAAATGAGATGTTTTGAACTTGCTACAGGTGCAGAACATACTGAGGCTGAGTTGGCAGCAACTAAAAAGTCTCAATCTAATAATGAATGTGTTGAGTTGGCAAATCCAAACTTCGGTAAGGAGAATTCGTGATGAATAAAGTGAGTAAAGTTTTAATAGCTAGTTTAGCTGTTTTGTTTATGGCTGGTTGTACTATTACACCAAAAACAAAAAAAGTAGAAGTAGTTGATGTTGCAAATGATAAACTACAACTAAATATTCCTAATCCTGCTCCGTTAGAGTTACGAGAGTTTGATTGGATTATTATAACAGAAGAAAACGCTGAGCAAATTTGGGAGTTACTGAAAAAGGAAAACGAAGGTGTAGCTCTATTTGCATTACGTCATGGAGACTATAAAAATCTTTCACTAAATATAAAAGACATTCGGTCTCAGATTGGCGAGTACGTTTTTATACTAAAAAAATACAGGGAGTATTACGAGGGTGACAAATAAAGTTTGGTCGGGCAAATTAGATTGTACTTTCCATGGCAAAATGCACTGGGAACTCAATAAAGAAATTTGGTTTCTATCTAAAGAAGCAAACACACATCACGATACTTGGAAGGAAATGGGAGTAAAAATTTCTGAGCCTAGAGGTGCTGATGGTTATTCTAAAGTGTATGCTCCTAAAGGATATGATACTGATCTAGCTTCTATTCCACGTTTTGGATGGGTTGCAGTTGCTCCTTGGGATGTTGCCAGACCTGCAATCATCCATGACGTACTTTATGGTGCACTTCGTGATGCACTTAAAAATAAAACTCACGATATAAAATTAGTAAACGAAATGCGAGCAGCAGCAGATCGAGTGTTCCTAGAAGGGATGCATCATGTAGAACCTGCTGTACCGATGTGGAAAGCAAAACCATGTTATTGGTCAGTTCGTCCGTTTGGTCGATTCGCAATTCGTAAAGTAGGGATGTCTCAAACATAATGGGTATCTTTGCTTGGATGCTGATTAGAACAATTCTATTCAGTATAGTCGGAAACAGTGTCTATAAGTGGTTTAGTAAAACCAAAATGGGCATATGGTTTGATAACAAAATGCAGAAGATTATGAGTACTGTGACTAAAAAAGTTGAAACCTTGGAGATTCAAGATGATAACGAAAATGGCCACAGTGCTCCTCGCCGCACTACTAAGCTTCGTAAGCCTAAACGTAAACAGTAGCGATTACGATAAAAATTATTCACTGCACGGTTCTCGTGCAAGTTTTCTCATGAACGATAGTCGGTGGATGACTCTCGGATTTTTGCATGAAGATGCAGCAAAGAACGAGATGATGAACGCTGCTCTCGCTAACGGAGATACTCACTTTTATATTTACTCTCGCAATGGGGGTGATAATGGTGGTAGTATGGATCTGAGATACATTGAACCCAAAGCAGATTGGGAAGCACAGATTCAAAAAATCATTGATCGTGGATTGAAACCTGTTATGTGGTTGACTCCTGATGATTCTCCTCAACTCATCGGTGGAATGGACACACAGAAGAATCACATGACGGAGATGGTTCGTCGATTCGATAAACAAGTAAGTGCTTATGTTGTCTGTCTGGAGTGCGATGAGTACTGGTCTGCTGAAACCGTTAATAAGTTAGTTGCTCATGTAAAGAGTCAGACAAATAAACCTGTTGCAGTTCATCTTACTTCTGGTATTGGCGGACACAAGGGTAACCTTAACTACTATAAAGGAGCTGACTATGTTTTCCTTCAATTTGGATGGGACAAAACTCCAGAACAAATGAAGGCTATGGTAAAGGAAGCAATGAAGGTAACTGGTCTTCCCGTTATCGCTTCTGAGTATGCCTTAGAAAGTCGAACTGCTGCTGCTAGAGCTTTAGGAGATGCTGCTTGTGCAGCTGGTGCTGTGGGAACTGGTAATGGTCGTAGTGTTACCTTTTGCGGAGAAGAACTTGTACCACCAAAGAAGAAAGATAAAACAGAAGAATATCTTATGATAGGTGGCGCAGTTGTTGGTGCTGCAGTGTTAGCTTATGGAGTGTATTGGTTCAATCAAAACTATGACATTAATCTTGGTTTTAATTTTAACATAACAGATGATATGCAAAGCATCGGCCTAACTAAAGATTTTAATTTGTTTGAAAAGAATGATACATCATTAAATTTCGGAATAGAATTAGGACAAACTTTTTCCGAAGAAAAGAACTATAGTCAAGTTTTGTTTACGTTAAAGGGTACTTTTTAGATAAATAATTCTGTGAAAAATATATTTACCGAACACCCAGAAAGTGTTGGGGAGACATATCTAACGCATATGATTAGTGCTTTGAGATATGCGCTCACGTTTTTAGTTTTATTTTTTATTGTTTTTATCCATGCGGTATTGCCTTTTTTCTTTATGAATACAGCGAGCAATGTTGTGAATGAGCTGAATAGACATATGAGGGGAAAAAAAGGAGATGAATAGTGCATGGATCCGACTACAGATACCTTAGCTACATTTCTTGAACTAGGGTTTGCCGCAGCAGGTACACTTGCTGGCGGTTTCTTTATTGTACTTTTATTGAAGTACATCCTAGAGTCCGTTGTGGGTCAAGTAAACTCACTACACGGAATGATATCAGCTTTAGATAATCGTGTTAAGACGATGAATAACGAGGTTGTTCGTATAGACACCTTGATAAGCACGGTCGTGGGTGTTAAACCAGATTTGGATAGAATTGCTCGTGCTGATGGCCAAAAAGATGCGAGGAAAGATTAATGAGGTGGATAGATTATTATATAGATCAAGCTCCAGATGGTAGTATAAAGATCATCGGAGAAACTCCAAACGAAGTAATGGAAAAGGGAAAATATTCATTATATAAACCAGGTGATAGATTTGTTGTTAGTGATGATGGTTGGCTTGTAAAGATACAAGACGAACAAGAGAGAAATCTATGTCACAACATTGGATGATTATGGATGAGACTGGTGGCAACTACTATAGTGTAGAATATAGTGCAGGTAGATATAGTTGCAGCTGTGCTCACTGGCAAAGTAAAAATGACAGATTTAGTTATAGACTGTCTCCTGGTCCATGTAAACATATAAATGCAGTTAGTGGTGCTAAAGTTTCTGTAAGACAAAGAAAGTATGGTCATATAGTGAGATTGAGGTAATGGAAATTGTACAGTTAGTAAATCAATATGGATTACCTATTGTTGTTGCTGGCGGTATGGGTTACTTTATATACTTTATTTGGAAATATGTAACAACAGAAATAAAACCAAAACTTGGAGAGGCCACCACAGTTTTAATCGCATTGATTGACCGCATTAGAATGTTGGATAACGATCTTATTCGTTTGGATCAAAAGTTAAATATATTCATTGAAATGGATGAAGAATTGCAAAAAAGAAAAAGAGAAGAACATGACTTTAAAGAACACAAAAACAAAACCAATTAAGTTATCTAAAAAAGATATACTGATGTCTGCAATATACGGTGCGGGCATTATGGCATTGTTTATGGGACTGATGTTTTTTGCTTTAGCACAAAGTCTAGCATCAGACCTCGTACACGAATTTAATAATCCTTCCTTTAGTGGAACAGGATATTCTACTCACGTTTTATCTATTGAACAACTGCAACATAATCGTAAACAGGACATAAAGGACGAAGAAGAAGCTGATGAAAGACAGGCTGAAAGAGATGAAGAAAATAAAACGATTAATAAGTTTATTAAAAATATAGAAAGTCGTATCTATGCAAACCTCTCAAAACAATTAGTAGATAATATGTTCAAAGAATGTGGAGAGGATGAAACTTGTGCAACTACAGGATCAGCTGACATCGAAGGATCAACAATTTATTGGTCAAAAGATGTTGACATGAATACGATTACTTTAACAATTTTAAGTATAGATGGAACAACTACAACGATGACCGTGCCAATTGGAGACTTTGGATTTTGAAAATTTTAATAACATTATTATCTTCATTATTGTTAATTGGATGTGCATCAACACCTAAAACAATTCTAAAAGGTTCTGATCCTTACACGGAATCAACTCCTGTAAGTGAACAGTTGCTAAGTGTTCCTGATTTGGATCAACCCGTAATAACAATTGCAGTTTATGAGTTTCCTGACAGAACAGGACAAAGAAAACCATCGACTAAATTTTCTCAACTATCAACAGCAGTTTCTCAAGGACCAGAAACTTATTTAATAGATGCTCTAAAATCTGTTAGCGGAGGTGATTGGTTTAAAGTTATAGAACGAAATGGATTAGATCATCTTATAAAAGAAAGACAATTGATTCGATCTACCAGAACAGAATACGATGGAGATTTAGAATCTAAAAATATTTTGAAACCTCTACTCTTTGCTGGACTCATCATTGAGGGAGGTATAGTTGGTTATGATTCAGATGTAAAATCTGGAGGAGAAGGCGCAAGATATTTTGGTATAGGAATGTACGATCAATATAGAACAGATCAGGTTACTGTATCCTTGCGTCTTGTTGCTGTTCAAACAGGTGAGATACTTTTATCAGTATCGTCAATAAAAACAATTGCAAGTTATGCAATTGGTGCAGATGTTTTTAAATTTTTAGATTTAGGAACAAAGGCTTTAGAAATAGAAGTTGGTGTAGCTAGAAATGAACCCACTAACTATGCCATCAGAACAGCAATTGAATATGCAGTTCTTCAAATGGTAGAAAAGGGAGAGGAACAGGGTTTATGGAAATATAAGAAGGAGGTAGAATGAACAGATTATTCTTAGGAATAATTATGGGATTGATGATGTCATTTGTATATGCCAATGACATTTATGTAACACAGTCTGGAGCCACATTGACTTTAGATATTAATCAAGATGGTCAAGATAACACAGTAGGTAATAGTACCACATCATCTTCAGTTGTAGGCTCAACATCTACAATTGATATAGATCAGGTTGGTAGTTCAAATATTTTAACTTTTGATGTAAACGGAGACACCTTTACAGGCACATTTGACGTAACAGGTAATAATAATGATATTGATTTTAATTGTGATAGTGCAGGAACAAATTCGTCTTGCGGCACAGCTACGGCTTCTATCACTTGGGTAGGTTCATCTAATGATATCGATATTGATGTTGGTGAAACCAATGATGCGTCTAATGCCACAATAACTATTACCGGATCCACTGGCAGTGACAGTAACGTAATTGCAGCTACTGTAGATGGAACATCGGCTGTTCTTACACTAACCGTAAATGGAGATACAAATAATTACTTAATTGATATTGACGGAGATGGTGATGTTAATGGACATACGTTTATTCATAGTCACACAGGAAGTATTGCTGATGTTGACGTAACGCAATCTGGAATATATGATGCGTATGTAAGTTTAACAACATCCGGAGACAATCACGATATTGATATAAGTCAGACAGACTAATGAAAATAATACTTATATTTTGGATAATTTTTTTATTATTTTTTGGTATCTTTTTACATAATAATTTGTCAGCGAATGAAGGTATTGGTGATGTTATTTTGCAAGAGGGAACAAGTGTCATACAAAGAAAAGATGGAACCGAGAATACATCTGAGATTGACTTGGATGTATTCTCTTATGACACTATAAAAACAGGTAAGGGTAAGACGGCAATTCAGTTTGTTGATGACACTAGAGTAGATGTAACTCAACACAGTAAACTTGTAATCGATGAGTTTGTTTATGATCCATCAACAAAGACGGGCTCATTAACTATGAAGGCAAGTCTTGGAACAGTAAGGTATGCTTCCGGACTGATAGCAAAAAACTCAAAACAAAACGTAAAGATACAAACTCCTACCGCCACTATTGGCGTTCGTGGCACAGACTTCTCAATGACAATTGATGAGCTTGGTGGTTCAACTATTATTCTTTTACCATCATGTGATACTAACGGCAACTGTTTTGTTGGAGAGATCACAGTAGACTCTGATGTTGGACAAGTAATTCTTAATCAGGCATTTCAAGCTACATTTGTGGCCACATCTGATTCTCAGCCCATGAGGCCTGTATTGTTGGATTTAGATGAAAGTCTAATTAATAATCTTTTGATTGTTTCTCGACCAAGAGAACTAGATGAAGAATTTTCCAACGACTATTATGAAAACATTGCAGATATGTTAGACGTGGATTTTTTAGAGTTTAAAGATTTAGAAATAGATTATCTTGAAGAAGATGTTGAACAATGGACAACTGGATTAAATATAGATTTTTTAGAACAGAACTTTTTGGTTGATTTACTTAAAGTTATCAACGAACAGTTAGCACAAGTTTTGGGTGATAAAATATCAAAACAAGAAACGCAGAGAGTTGGTTCGGGAGATCCATCTAAAGTTAGAGTTGGACTTGATCCCGAAACAGGAATACTTGTAGAAAATACAGACCCATCTTGGACATGGACGAGAGAATCAGCTTCCGGAAATATTATAAGATTAGTTTTAGATCAGAAGTTTGGATATCTAATGAATATTCTACAAGGTGATTACGAGATTATAGATTACGAACTAGGAGGAATAGAAAATGCGATTGTTATTCGTCAGTCTAACTAGTTTATTTTGTTCACTTGCAACTGCCAATGATATCTATATCAATCAAATAGGTGACGATCTAATTATGACTGTTGTTCAAGACGGTTATGCAAATGAGTTTAGATTCTGTGCAACTGATACAAGCGACAGTAATTGTATTGATTTAAACGGTAATACACCCGGTTGGAGTAGAGGACACGCCAGTGATGACAGTACAGTTAATGTATCGCAAACAGGCGACGAAAACATAGTGCGTATGAGTCACGGTGCAGGCACAAATAATGGCAACAGTAGAAAAAGCACAGTAGTAATTACAGGTGATGAAAACAGTGTACAGAATAGATTGGTAAATTCCAGCAGTGGAGGCAACTGGGGAGGACACAAAGAAACTGACATTGTGATTACTGGTGATGGTAATAGAGTTATACACGACAATGATAGTTATGGCGAAGGCTGGGCTGATATTGATGTTACAGGTGATAACAATGTTGTAGATGTATATCAAAGAGCAATGGATAGCACAGCAACTGTCAATGTAACCAACGCAGGAGGTCCTGTTACTGCGACAATAAGACAACTTGGTAGTAGTTACCAAGACACAACATCATATTCTACCAGCATTACACAATATTGCACTAACGCAAACGGTTGCACAGTAACCGTAACCCAAAACTAATGAAAATATTTACAAATTGGATGATGGGGTTTTTAACTCTGATATTGATTACATTTATTGGACTACAAGAACCATTCATAAAAGAAACATTAAGACTCAAAAGTTTTGATATATTATTTCAGTCAGAAGAAAAAGTTGTTTCTTCTGATATCGGCATTGTTACGATTGATGAACAATCCATAGAAAGATATGGACAGTATCCATGGAATCGTGAGATTCTTGGAAATTTAATTCACAAACTTCGTCAAGCTCAAGTTGGTATTATTGTGATGCCAATTCTCTTTTCAGAACCAGATAGATTGGGTGGCGATGATCTCTTTATGCTGTCTCTTGACCAGATGGGAGTTGTCATTGCACAAGTCGGCACAACACAAACAAATAAAAATTCTGTACCAAGAGGTGTTGCCAAAATAGGTGATCCACTTCCTTGGTTATTTGAGTGGCCAGGAATGCTTGGTCCAATTCCTCAGTTAGGTTCCATTGCAGACGGTGTTGGTGTAATTAATACTGCACCAGAGATTGATGGTGTTGTAAGACGATTGCCCTTGATTATGAGAATAGGTGAAGAAACATATCCTGCTATGGCGATTGAGACAATTCGTGTTGCTACAGGCAATCCAAGTTATCAAATTAAAGCAGGTGACTCTGGAATTATTGCAGTTCGTGTTCCAGGATATCCAATTATTAACACAGATCAACACGCAAGAATATGGTTGAGATGGAATAATGAATTTGAGACAGTATCAGCATCATCAGAAGACTTTTCTTCACTAGAAGGAAAAACAGTTGTCGTAGGAATTACGGCAGAGGGTTTGGGAAGTATCATTGGAACACCTGTAGGGGAACAATACGATTGGGCGTTGACATCTTCAGCCCTTCAAACAGTCATCAATGGTACTTCACCAAAAAGATACGATATCAGTTTGTTTATCGAGTTGGCTATTTCTGTATTAGTTGGAATTATAATTGTTCTGCTTACAAGATTTACTCCCTACTGGGTTATTGGCTCAATGATGCTGTTGATTTATGGCGGAAGTGTATTTACATCACATTGGTTTTTTACAAACAAATTGATGTTAGTTGATGTCAGTTGGATTATTATTGTAACAACCATTGTGGGTATGCATAGTATCTTCAATAGATTTATTATTGAATTTAGAGAGAAACAAAAAATTAAGAAGCAGTTTGCTGGATATTGTTCTCCTACGGTTGTTCGTATGTTGCAAGAAAATCCAGATTTAATTAAACAAGGTATGAAACGAGAGATTTCTATTTGTTTCTCTGACCTTCGTGGGTTTACACCTCTTGGAGAATCTTTTGGTGACGATGTTCAAGGTCTCACAAAACTAATGAATGGTTACATGGATGCTATTACACAACCCGTATTAGATGCAGACGGAATGATTATCAAGTATATTGGAGATGCATCTATGCACGTTCACAATGCTCCTAATGATGATCCACATCACGCACGTTCAGCAGTTCAGACTGGATTGAATATGTTGGATGCAGTAACAAAATTTAATGAGAAGATTATCGCAGAGGGAAGACCACCAATTGGAATGGGCGCTGGTATTAATACGGGTCTAGGTTATCTTGGTGAGATGGGAAGTTCTACTAGACACTCTTATGACGTTCTTGGTGATGCAGTATCGACGGCTGCAAGAATTGAGAGTAAATGTAAAGAGTACGGTTGTCTATTACTTGTTGGTGAAAATACTTATGAAAAAACTGAAGAAGAATTTTTCTATCTGAAGGTCGATGATCTTGCTGTAAAAGGAAAGAGTGTTGGTATAGGTATCTATACAGTTCTAGCTACAAATGAATGGGTCTGGAAAAACACTAATTGGTATGCGGCTCAAAAAGTTCATGAGAAAATGCATCATCTCTATAAGACCCAAAGTTTTGATATTGCAATAAAGTTTTGTAATGATTTGATGAATGAGTTTGATGGTAAAATGAAAGGATACTACAAGATGTGGATTGAACGATGTGAGTATATGAAAACTCAAGATTTACCTAAAGATTGGAACGGAGTTTTTATAGCCACTACCAAATAGTTGAGTGGCCTGAAAATAAAAGGTCTGTCCAAAAAGCGTGACAAAAATTTTTGGCTGAGCCCCTTTCTTGACTTTTATATAATAATCATATATAATGATTGAATGATTCATGTTGACCTTAAATACATCAATCTCGTATCACCTTTACTAGATAAATTTCATAAAGTCAGAGATTATCTTTTTAACTTCAGGTGTCCTTATTGTGGCGACAGCCAAAAAATGAAAAATAAGGCACGAGGTTATTTCTATCGTAAAGGCGAACAGATGAATTATATGTGCCACAACTGTGGTAAGAGCACAACAGCATCTAAAGTAATTGAATATTTGGATCAAGACATTTATAAGGAATATGTGAAAGAACGATGGGTTGGTCAAAGTGAGAATGAACCTGAGTATAATTTTGAAACGCCAAAATTTAAAAAGAAAGATCCAAAACTAAAGGACTTAATTCCTATAAATAAATTATCAAAGGATCATCCTGTACACCAAGTTCTAATAGATAGACAAATACCAGAAAAACATTACGATAAGTTTTTCCTATGTCATAAGTTTTACTCTTGGGCAGATATAAGTAGTAATCAGGATCATCCGAGATTAGTGATACCTTTTTATGATGAGGATGGAAATGTTTTTGCTGCCCAAGGTAGAGCATTCGGAAAAGAACAACCTAAGTATCTAACAGTCAAATTTGAAGATAAGCCAAAGATATTTGGTTTAGAACGAATTGATTGGGGCCGTCGTGTATTTGTTGTTGAGGGGCCTATAGATTCTTTGTTTTTAGATAATGCTCTTGCTGTGGCTGGCGCTGATTTTATGTATATGCCATTAGATAAAGATGGCGTAACAATTGTTTTAGATAACGAACCAAGGTCAAGAGAAATAGTAGAAAGAATGGAAAAATTAATTGAAAATGATTATTCGCTCGTGATCTGGCCTGATTCTATTCTTCAAAAAGACATCAACGATATGGTTCTTGCAGGAGTTGAGAACCTATCATCAATTATAAACCAAAACACTTTTTCTGGGTTGCAGGCTCGTATGCGTCTTGCTGCTTGGAAGCGAATTTAGGAGACTACCAATGCATTTACCTACACCGTACCAGCAATATATTCACGCCAGTCGTTATGCTCGTTATCGTTATGAAGACGGCCGCCGAGAGACTTGGAATGAAACAGTCAATCGTTATTTTGACTTCTTTAAGGATCATCTTAAAGAGTATCATGATTTCGATTTGACAGAAGAAACTAGAAAAGATTTAGAAGACGGAGTTCTCAATTTAAAAGTTATGCCATCGATGCGTTGTCTTATGACAGCCGGCGAAGCTTTAAAACGAGAGAATGTTGCTGGTTATAACTGCTCATATATTGCAGTTAATAGTCTCCGAGCCTTTGATGAACTTCTTTATGTGCTGATGAATGGTACGGGTGTAGGATTTAGTGTAGAACGCCAGTATGTAACAGAACTTCCAACAATCAATGATGAGTTTCATCAAACGGATACTGTAATTATGGTATCTGATTCTAAACTTGGTTGGGCAAAGGCACTACGAGAGCTTATTCATCTACTGTCCGCAGGTCAAGTTCCTCAATGGAATCTTTCTCGTATACGACCAGCAGGTACTCCACTAAAAACATTTGGTGGTCGTGCTTCAGGTCCAGAACCTCTTGAGGATCTATTCAAGTTTTGTGTAAATGTATTCCGAGAGGCCGCAGGACGAAAACTAACATCATTAGAGTGTCACGATATCTGCTGTAAGATTGCCGAGATTGTTGTTGTTGGTGGTGTTCGACGTTCTGCCCTTATCTCACTATCAAACCTTAGTGATGATCGAATGAGACACGCTAAGGCCGGCCGCTGGTGGGAATCTAACGTTCAACGAGCACTTGCTAATAACTCTGCTTGTTATACAGAGAAACCAGACATGGGTATTTTTATGGAAGAATGGAAATCTCTATACGAATCAAAGTCTGGTGAACGAGGTATTTTTAATCGTCAGGCAGCACAACAACGAGCAGAGAAAAATGGTCGTCGTGATGGTTCTTATGAATTTGGAACCAACCCTTGCAGCGAAATTATCCTTCGTGACAGAGAATTCTGCAACTTAACCGAGGTTGTAGTTCGTGCAGAAGATACAGAAGAAACTCTTACTGAAAAAGTAAAAGTTGCAACTATTCTAGGAACATTTCAATCAACGCTAACAAACTTTCGATATTTAAATCGTAAGTGGGAAGAGAATTGTAAAGAAGAACGATTACTTGGTGTGTCTATGACAGGTATCATGGACAACGCACTAACTAATGGAAAAAAGAAAGGTATTGAAGATTTGCTTGATCGACTTCGTGCAGTTGCAGTAACTACAAATAAGGAATGGGCAAAGAAGTTAGGTATTCCTCAATCTGCCGCAGTAACTTGTGTTAAGCCTTCTGGAACGGTATCGCAATTGGTAGATAGTGCCAGTGGTATTCATGCTCGACATAATCCATATTACATTCGCACAGTTCGTGCTGACAAGAAAGATCCTTTAGCAAAGATGATGTTTGATTCTGGATTTCCTTGTGAGGATGACGTAACAAAACCAGAACATACTTGGGTATTTTCTTTTCCAATGAAGGGTCCAAAGAACGGTGTCTATCGTCGTGAAGTCGATGCAATTACTCAACTTGAACTATGGAAAATCTATCAGGATCATTGGTGTGAACATAAACCATCTGTTACCGTGTCAGTTAAAGAAGACGAATGGATGAAGGTTGGTTCTTGGGTATATGAAAACTTTGACATGATGAGTGGTGTATCTTTCCTTCCAATGTCAGATCACACATATCGTCAGGCACCATATCAGGATTGTTCTAAAGACGAGTATGAATCTTTATTGCAAAAAATGCCTAAAGATATTGATTGGAAAAAACTTGCTGAATATGAGCAAGGAGATATGACAGCTGGAAGTCAAGAACTAGCTTGTTCTGCGGGTGCTTGTGAGGTTGTTGATTTGACATCTACACCAGTGAGTGCCTAAAATGGAAGATCGTAGAGAATGGTTTGCTTGCGAGGAGTGTGATGGTGAGTTCGCCATAGAAACTGATGTTAGTATGAAAGTTTCATATTGCGTTTTCTGTGGCGAACCATTAGATGATGAAAGTTGGGAAGATGAGGACGAAATATTTGAGGAAAGTGTATGACTGAAAAGTGGCACGGCGGAAAGGGTGATCGTCCTCGCCCAATAAGTAATAGAGAACAGTTTGATGTGAATTGGAATAGAATATTTGGGAAATTAGATAATGAAGACACAATCAGCGAAAGCAAAGGGCAGGAGACTTCAACAATGGATGAGAGACCTGCTGATCGAACGTCTTGAGATACATCCAGAAGATATAGAATCTAGAAGTATGGGCGCAGGTGGGGAAGACCTCATCATGGCTCGTGCTGCTAGAGAGAAATTTCCTTTCTCTATTGAGTGCAAGAACCAAGAAAAGATGAATGTTTGGTCTGCTATGGAACAGGCAAGATCAAACTCAGGTGACTATGTTCCGCTAGTGATTATAAAGAAAAATAATGAAAAACCGTTAGCGGTTATTGATGCAGAATTTTTTGTTAATATTATGGGAGAAATATATCATGGCAAAAAGACACGTTGATTTAGATGATACTACAACAGAAGCTGATCTCTATAGAGCAGGAACACATTTGTTTATGTCAGATGTAGATGAGATTTCTTGTAAAGAAGCTATTGAGTTTATTTTAAAACATAATATAGAGAAAAAGAAAAATAAACATTTACAATTAATGATTTGTAGTAATGGTGGAGATGTTCCTGCCGCATTTGCATTGATTGATGTAATGAAAGCATCAAAGATTCCTGTTCATACTGTAGGTCTTGGTGTGATCGCTTCATGTGGTCTTTTAATTTTTATTGCAGGAGAACCAGGTAAACGAATATTGACTCCTAACACATCTATTCTTTCTCATCAATATAGTTGGGGATCATGGGGCAAAGAACATGAACTTTTTGCTCAGGTAAAAGAGTTTGAACTTTCCACAGAGAGAATGATTAGTCACTATAAAAAATGCACAGGTCTAGATGAATCAAAAATCAGAGAACATTTACTACCACCAGAAGATCGTTGGTTGTCTGCGAAAGAAGCTAAAAAGTTAAATCTATGCGATGAGATAAAGACTGTCTACTAATAAATAGTTCATGAAATCTTTATTTCTAAAATGGTGGCTTTTTGTGTGCGTTCATATTGTGATCGCATTTACTGCATATAAGTTTAATTTTTTTCAAGAATTACTTGAAAAAGATTCTACCAAATTAAGTTTTTTTCTTCTTCTGATCTTACTTGTGGTTACTTTTTGGATAGGCAGTAAAATCTTTTTTTATACTAGAAATAAAGTAGAAAGTAAAGAAGACTCAATAAATGATCTTTCTATTTTTTGGTTTATCGGTGAGGCTTGTTTAGCTATAGGTTTAGTTGGTACGGTAACCGGATTTATTATAATGTTGGGGACAACATTTATTGGATTAGATGTTAGTGATACATCTTCTATGCAAGATGCTCTTGTAAAAATGTCTATAGGTATGTCTACAGCTCTGTATACTACATTGATTGGTTTGTTAAGTTCTCTTTCTATCAAAGTTCAAATAATAAACTTTGAAAGAGCTATACAAAAAAGTCAATGAATCGTTATTTTTCAAACACAGCATTTATAGATTTACTATTCAACATCGTTGTAGGAATAGCATTTCTTTTTATTATTGCTTTTCTTTTAATTAATCCCGTATCTAAAAAGAATGATGTCAAGTCTAAGGCAGACTATCTTATTATGCTTCATTGGGATAAAGAGTCTATTCATGATATTGATCTTTGGATAAAAGATCCAGAGGATAATATTCTTTCTTTTAAGCATAAAGATATAGGTTTTATGCATCTGGATAGAGATGATCTTGGAAGAAAGAATGATAAGATAAAATTTCCAAACGGAGAAGTAAAGATCATAAAAAATAATGAAGAAACTGCGGCGTTAAGAGGTACAGTTCCTGGCCAATATATTGTAAATGTTCATGTGTATAGAAAAAAGGCAGAGTTTGATGAGGAGTCTGATAAATGGATAAACGAAGAATTACCTGTTACTGTCACTCTAATAAAAGTTAATCCTTATGAAGAAGTTTTGAGAAAAGAATTAATTTTTGTAAAAGAAGGCGAAGAAAAAACAGCATTTAGATTTTCTTTGGATGAGAATGGAGAGATAGTTAATTTCGATGAGGTGGAGATAAAAATAGTAAATGTTAGGGCAGAAAGATCAGTCTATAGTGGAACTGGAGGTTTTTAATGGTATTAACTGAAACTCTTACCTATGTTGCCGTCTTATTTGTAGTTATAGTTTCTTTATGGACTATTGTAGCTTATCCAAAAAATTATCTATTTAAGATATTTTTTATTCCGCTTTTTCTTTTTGTTGCAATAAGTGTGTTTGAAACTTATAATTCTATTTTGGGATATGCAACAACGGCAAATTTCAATAAGCAAATGCAATACTATTATCATGTAGTTGAGGGTGATAGAGTTTATATACTACTTCGTGGAGATAGAGGAGATCCTAGACTCTATACTATGGAATATCATGAAAGTTATGAAGAAGAATTAGAGAAGATGAAGCAGAAATCCATGTCAGGAATTACTACATTTGGTGCATTTGAACAAGTATTAGCCAGAGATGCTGAGATTAATCGAGGAGACTGGATAATTTATGAAATGCCGTTTCAAGATATCATAAAGAAAGAAGATTGATAAATAGTAGTAAGGAGAACACTATTATGTCTAGATACTCAAAATCAATGTCAGATGCCATGGCAGAAGTTCAAGAAAATCAGGAAGAACTTTTACGGATTGATGAAGGAGGCCTACCTCCACATTTAGCTAAATTTTTTGATAAGAAAGGTAATCTAAAACCAGACGCAGCAAAGCGTATGACAGCTGGTGACAGAAAACGATTAGCATCTAGATCAAAGGATGTAACACCAAAGGGTTATGGTCCTAAAGGAGAACAGATTGAAGTTACTGTAGGATCTGGTATAGTTTGTGATGGAGCTTATACCTTCGAGGAGGGAATTGGCAGTCTAAAGAACGCCAAACGTGATACCGAACGTATGAGAAAAGCATCAGGACATGAGGTTAAAAATCAAACCACCACAAAGACAAGTGGCGGAACACTTCGTAAGACAACATATAAAGATGCAAAAGAAATTCTCCGTAAACGCAAAGAAAAAACTCGTGAAATGGAGAAGAAGGCTCGATCCTCATATCTAGAACCTGACATGAAAAAACGTCAGAAAAATAACGAGAAGGCTCGTAAAGATATGGAAAAGATGGCTCCAAAGATGAGAAATCCACATCTCGAACAAGTAGAGATTGATGAACTTAGTAATGATACTCTGGCCAGTTACAAGACCAAAGCAGCTGCTCAAGCATCAGCAGCAGACAAGGCAGGTAACTTTAAGAAAGCAGATAAAAGATTTTCGGGCATTACACGAGCTACAAATAAACAGTTCGACAATGATGCAAAAGAAGTTATTCGTAAACGTGCTGAGAAAACTCGTGAGATGGAAAGAAAAATGCGAGAAGATGTTGATAAACTTCACGCAGAGGCTATTTTAGAGAATAGTAAAATGAATGAAGATTTTGACTGGAAAGTACAATTACGAGGTCTTCCAGTATTTTATGTTCCCGCAAAAAGTGCTGGCGAAGTCAGAGCAATGCTTCGACGCCAAATCAAAAAACCAGATGATATCTTATCAATCGAAAGGTCTACAAAGGCTGAAAAGAAAAAAGACTTTAGAGATAGAATAAGTGGAAAAGATTCTGAAGAATAAACTCTTGACAAAGCATAGAGTTTAGTTGTATACTTATATTATTGTAACAAATCTGGAATTATATTATGAAGATCAAAAAGAAGCATAAAAACGAATCCTTTGATTCTCTTTTTCGTCGATTTAAAAAAGGCGTGGAGAAAAAGGATGTTATCAATGAAGTGAAGAAACGTGAGCATCATGTGAAGGCAAGTATTAAACGTAAGCTTTCAAAAGAAGTTGCTCAGAAGAATGAAAGAAAGAGGCAGGAGGAACAAAACGTTCGACGTATTCCTGTGTGAGAATGTTTATTGAGTTGCACCTATATGATAAGTTCGACAAAACTGCATTAGATATCTTAAAATTATTAGATGATGCAGACATAACTTTTTCTGTTTGTACTTATAGTTCAAAAGAACCTATAGAAAATATTTCTAAGAAATTAGGTTCACCAATCAAAAGACTTCCTGCCGTTTTTGTGGACGGAGAAAAAATTGGTCGTTATTACGATCTTGTAGAATTTTTAGTGTCTAAAGGATATATAGATTACCAAGGTAAACGATGTCAAGTAAAGTAGATAAAATGGCAAAGGCTAGAGCCGCCAAAAAACCACCAGAGTATAAGAATATTCATCCCGATATAAAGTCTTTGGATGATGATAATTATCTTAGTATTAAAAATGTAAAAGAGTGGGAAAGGCACAATAAGGATCGAGTCAAAGAATTAAAGTATACTATTAGAAGAATCGAAAAAGGAAAAGAACAAAATCTTCTAATACGAGAACTTTACAATCGTGAAGGATATTTAAAGAATATTGCAACATATTTTGAGACTGGAACCTGGTTAGATTTGTTTTACGGTAAAGATCAAGAACAACTTGTGCGTTGGAAAATTACGGCTTATGCTTACGATGAGGAGGGATATGCTAAAATTAAATTACCTCTTGACATAGATGAAGATTTCTGATAAAGTTATAGAATGTTTAAATATGCCTCTATAGTTAAATGGTATAACAGTACACTTGTAATGTTCAATTGTTGGTTCGATTCCATCTAGAGGCTCCAAAATTATAGATTATGATATTAGTTGACTTCAATCAAATTGCAATTGGCAGTGTCATGGTGTCATTGCATCGTGGTGCTGAGTTATCAGAAGAATTGGTCAGGCATATTATTCTGAATCAGCTTAGATATTATCGTTCAAAGTTTCATGAAAAATATGGAGAACTGGTAATTTGTTGTGACAGTAAACATTACTGGCGTCGAGATTTTTTTCCAAACTATAAAGTAAATCGTAAGAAAGAACGAGAGGCCACAGGTAATGATTGGGATAGTATCTTTGAGTGTATTCATAAAGTTCGTGATGAATTAGATAAAAACTTTCCATATAAAGTTGTAATTTCTTATGGTGCAGAGGCTGATGATATTATCGCAACACTTACTTTTGATAATACAGCCGAAAAACATTTAATTCTATCTTCTGATAAAGACTTTGTTCAATTGCACAGATATAATGTTGAACAGTTTAGTCCTGTTACTAAAAAGTTTGTAAAGAATAGAGATACAGTTGAAGAATATCTTTACGAACATATTATGAAGGGTGATCGCAGTGATGGTGTTCCCAATATTCTTTCACCAGACGATACATTTGTTACAGATAAAAGACAGAAGCCAATTAGAAAAAATGCAATAAACGACATTGTAGAAGCTTTGAATCGTTTTCCTCCAGATAAAGTATATCATTTAGCAAAGTGTTCTAAAGATACTTGGATTCGTAATTGGCAAAGAAATGAAACTCTAATTAATTTAAGAAAGATTCCAGACGAAATAAGTATGGATATAAGAAAACAATTTAAAGAAGCTAATGTTGCAGATAGATCAAACCTGTTTAATTATTTTATTCAGAGTGGTTTAACTACATTAATTGACCAAGTAGGAGATTTTTAAAATGCCTGTAGAAAACTATACACCACTGTACAGTGAAGTTTGTACTAAAATTAACAATGCAAAAGATAAACCGAAGAAGATTGAAATTCTTCGCCAATATCGAACACCTCAGTTTGAGATGTTTCTAAAGTCTGCATTAGATCCAAATATTGAATGGCTATTACCAGAAGGTGATGTTCCATTCATTCCTAATGAAGCACCTGACGGTACAGAACATACTCGTCTAAGTCAGCAGATGAATATCTGCTACAACTTTGTAAAACTTCATAGAGACAATGTTGGAATGGATCCAGTAATTGGTAATCCAAAACTTAACTCTGCTCGTCGGGAGATGTTGTTTATTCAAATGCTTGAAGGTCTGCATCAAGATGAAGCTAATTTAATTATTCTAGCAAAGGACAAGTTAGTCAGTAAGAAATATAAAGGACTTACTGCAAAGGCAGTTCAAGAAGCATACAATTGGAACGACAATTTCGAACCTCTATAAGAATATTAGTAATTACTAATATACTAATATGAATAAAAGACCCCTAGTTTCTAGGGGTTTTTTAATTTTCTCTTTAAAATCAAATACTTAGGTGTATTGACTTCATACTCAAATCCTGAGATAATAATACTATGTTTTCATCAATATGGAGAAGTGTAACCAAATGTCAGTAATCATGCCAAAAGTAGTTGGATATAAAATTATGAGCCCGGATATGAAAAAGGTCATATCTGAACATGGACCCGAAGATTTGAATAAATGTCGTAAACTTATCGAAGGTACAGATAACATCATTCACTTTCAATTTAAGGAATTAGAACAAGATGAAAGTGTACATTAGTGGTTATCGTGCAAATAACACAGAACTTTATAACGAAATAGTAAATGCCTGCTACTATTTTACCTATAGACTTCTGGGTGGTCATATGTGGAGAAATGTTACAGTAGACCTTATTCTTAAAAACAATATGTTCAAAAAAGAACGTGCTTATGGTCTTTGTTCTATTGCAGGTGAAGTAAAAAAACCAAGAGAGTTTGAGGTTGAACTTGATGCATCTAAGGAAAACTCTTTAGAACAGATTTTAACTTGGCTTGCTCATGAACTTGTTCACGTTAAACAATTTGTAAGAGGAGAACTCTTTGATTATGAGAATGGTGATGTCAAGTGGAAATCTAAAATTTTTCGTGACGGTAAAGTGTCCTATGAAGATGCTCCGTGGGAGAAAGAGGCCTACCGTCTAGAAGATAAATTATATCTTGAATATATAAAGTCAAAGAAAAAAAGTGAGGAGTCAAAATAATGGCAGTGGGTAATTGGGCAGACTGGCAAGTTACTTTACTTGCGGACAGTTTGGGAGTAAAGAAACCAAAACGAGAATGGTTTAAGGGTGAGCAAAACAGTTACGCAACATCACTACGAAGTTGGAGCCATATCACTGGTAAAATTTTAACTGAGTTAAAATTGGAAGAACGTCAAATGATTTTGTTCATATACCATTTGGGTCTTGAACACGTTGGTGTAGATACGTTTGAAATAACGGACGATGTAAGAAGTGATTATAAACCAAGTGAGGAGTATACAAAGTTATAATGGAACCTTCAATGAGTATTGTTTGGGCCGTCATGGCAGTTTTTTCGCCAGTACTTCTTAATTTGGGTATGGTTGAAGATGATAATATAGACCGTGAAGAAATTTACTGTGCGGCTCAAAACATTTATTTTGAGAGTAGAGGTGAACCGGATATCGGTCAAGTAGCAGTCGGTCAAGTTGTAATGAATCGAGTAAGAAGTAATCGATGGCCCAACACAATTTGTGGAGTTGTTTGGCAAGAAAAACAATTTAGTTGGACTCACGATGGAAAGAGTGATAGAATCAGTTTACTTAATTCTATTAATAGAGAGTCATGGATAAAATCTGTTTATTATGCAGTAACAGCTTTACACGAAAATGATATAACAAACGGAGCAACACACTATCATAGTATTAATGTTACGCCATATTGGGCAAGATACATGGAAGTAACAGCAATGATTGGTAATCACATATTTTATAGGGAAAGATAAGATGAAATTAAATCCACTAAATATTTTGAGCGTTGATGCACATTTTCATTCCGAACAGGACAGAATTGAAAATGCAAATAAAAATAAACTAAAGGGTGTAGGAAGATTACTCTATCTAGGAAGAAAGGTAAAATTATCCAAGATAGATAGTTTACTTGAGTCTGGAAAAGGACTTGCAAATATTAAAGTTATAAAAACTGAACAGGAGAAAAAGGGTGAATAAATTATTAATCGCTACCGTTGTTTCTGCAACTATGTTGACTGGTTGTGCTAATATGAGTAATGAGCAACAGGGACAAGTTGCAGGTGTTGCTATTGGTACTATTTTAGCACATAACGCATCAAAGGGTCATAAGGATCGTGGTGTAGCTCTTGTACTAGGTGCTCTAGCTGGTGGTTTTATTGGAAGTCAAATAGGCGCATCTTTAGATGAACGAGATCGGCAACTGCACGGCAATACTACATATGATGCTCTGGAAACTCAACCAGACAATACAGTGTCACAATGGAACAATCCTAACACAGGACATTCTGGTACAGTAGTTCCCACACAAACTTGGATGGCACATTCAGGAACTTATTGTCGAGAGTATGTTCAGACTATCTATGTTGGTGGTCGTGAGGAACAAGCATACGGAACGGCTTGCCGGCAGGCTGATGGTTCCTGGAAAATGATGTAGGAGTTTATATGCCACGATATCGTATGATAAATCCAGAAACAAGTGAACCAGAGGATATTAGCTGTTCAATTGCGGAGATGGAAGTATTGAAGACACAGGGATGGGTACATATCTTTGTACCCAATCCAAATTCTATTATTTCTGGTCGTGATACTTCTGGTCATGGTGGTGGTCACGCAACGAGTGATGGGTGGAAAGATGTTCTTAGACGAATCCGAGACAATAATCCACGAAGTACTATTGACGTTTAATATCATAAATAGTCAGGTAACCATTAACAAAGGAGTCTTGGCTTGAGTAGGCACAAAAAAATGTACATCAATCACAATAATCTTTTAACAATAGAACCTGTAGGTCCTTCACAGAATACAGCGTTTGAGGAATACAATAAAGGACAAAATCTTTTTCTATCAGGTGCTGCGGGTACAGGTAAAACGTTCATACTTCTACATTTAGCACTAAAAGAAGTTTTGTCTAAAGATACACCTTATGAGAAGGTTGTACTGATTAGAAGTTTATTACCTTCCAGAGACATTGGATTTCTTCCCGGAACCTTGGATGAGAAAGCCAATCTGTATCAAGATCCTTATCGAATTCTTGTTCGATATCTATTTCAGATGCCAAACGAACAAGAATTTTCTATGCTCTACGATAAACTTATCGGTCAAGGTAGTTTAGAATTTTATTCTACCTCTTTTCTTAGAGGTCAGACTTTTGATCGGTCTATTATTATTGTCGATGAAGCGCAAAATATGCTTTTTCACGAATTAGACACAATCATTACACGAACAGGACAGGATTCTAAAGTCATGTTTTGCGGCGATGATGCTCAGACGGACCTTAAAAAGAACAATGGTGACAGAGATGGATATCGCCAGTTTGCCAATATTCTTGAGGACATGAAAGAGTTCAGTGTAGTTGAGTTTGGTATTGGAGATATTATTCGTTCTGGTTTGGTTCGTTCTTATCTTATTGCAAAAACTAATATGGGCGTTCGGGAAATGGGTTGACTTATTCTGTAACTTCGGTTATAATTATAAGTTATGAAAACACAAAACGCAGTGCCTTACGAGTGGCCAGAACTCAAAAGTGAAACTATTAACGGTTGTAGGTTCTATACTACACCAAATGGTGAGAAATATCCTTCGATTACTACGGTTATCGGACAACAGCCAGGTAAGACACATTCCCTTCAGGAATGGAAAGATCGAGTTGGTGAAGCACAAGCTAACTTAATCAGTCGTCGTGCTGCATCAAGAGGCACTGCCTTTCATCATATTTGTGAAGATTATCTAGATGGTATTGAAAATTTTGATACTAAACTAGAAGAACATCATAAGAAGAAAAATTTTCTTGCTTATTGTATGTTTAAAGAAATGCAACCCTATCTAGATAGTAAAGTCAATAAAGTTCTCTTACAAGAACAACCAATGTATTCTGAGAGATTTGGTGTTGCAGGCCGCTGTGATTTAATTGGTGTATATGATTCAGAACTGGCTGTTGTTGATTTTAAAACAACAACAAGGATGAAAAAAGAAGAATGGATTGAGGATTATTTTGTTCAATGTTCTGCTTATGCTTCTATGTATGAAGAACATATGAAAGTTGGTATTGATAAAGTCGTTGTAATGATGGTTGCAGAAGACGGTGAAGTTAATATTTTTGAAAAGAAAACAGCTGATTATTTGGACAAACTACAAACAATAATGAACGAATGGTACGATAATTTTGTCTACAAGGTAGGAATTGCATAGATGAATGATGATGATGCTTGGTTAAAATATAAACATCATCACAAATGGTTTAATAAATTATGGTTATCTGAAAAACTGGGATATGTTTGTGGACCATCTGGTGTTAAAGTTCCTAAAGAAGGTTGGTATATTCACAGACCAATTTATAATTTGTCTGGAATGGGAATAGGAACAGAAAGAAAATGGTTAATGCCTCATGATGTTGATGTCCGTCCTGGTTATTTTTGGTGTGAAAAATTTGAAGGAGAACATTTATCTATAGACTTAGAGTGGTCTTATGCAGGACCTCCTTTTTGGAATGTTGTAAGCTGTTATGAGGGAATAAAAAGAGACTGCCAAAGATTTGATATGTGGGTTAAACGAGAGATTGAATTTCAATTACCTCATTTCTTTTGCGAACTTTCTGATGTTGGAATAATTAATGTTGAAACAATTGGTGGAAATATTATAGAAGTTCATTTAAGAACCAGTCCAGATCCAAAATACGATGAAATAATTCCTGTATTTCTTGGAGAAGAAAAAAATATTTCTGGATATAAATGGATAGAATCTTATGAAGATGCAGATAAACTTTTAGATCCTCCTCGGCTTGGATTTTTAGTTAGATAAATAACTAAGACAACTTTACAACAGTTGTTGTCTTTTTACAACAAATAGGAGATGTTATGAAAAAAGCATTACTAGCACTTTTATGTGCTTTTCCACTTGCCTCACAAGCATTTTTGACTGCAAGTACTGAAACAGACATTAACTATTATCATGATTTTTCTTTGAGTGTTGACCAGTTCAAATTGAGTCATAATCAATATGGTGACTGGGGTTTAAATGAAACTCGTATCGGTTGGGGCGGCCTTTCAGCAATCACAAGCGATACTTTAGATTTTGGTATTTCTTATGAAACCACCTTTTCCGCTGGTCTAGATGGCAATGAGTTTGAAATTAAATCTGGTATGCATATGCACAACGACGTTATCTTTTCGTTAGATACTTCATTTTTCGTTGGTGGATTGAAAGTTCTACCTTCAGCAGACTGGAATCTTTCTAGTTCTGCAATGGATGCAGAAGTTGGATTTGAATATAAATTGTCAAGTGTTGACGCAGTAACAACTCTTTTCTATGATGTAAGTTCTATTGCTTATAATGGATCAGAGTTTTCTTTAGGATATAACTTTCATATAAATGACGCTATTTCCGTCAAACCTAATATGGTAATTCCTTTCGATAGTGAATGGGATCAGGGTGATATCCGAGCTGGACTTTCTATTAATGTAGCATTTGCAACAAATCCAGGACAATAAATAAATCGTGGATAAAACTGTAGACGGTAAAGGAGTAGACGTTGCGGACGGCGGGGCAGTACCGCCCACCTCCACCAAATCATTTTTAGGCTATGATGTTCATGGTAATCGCCAGTTTCCACATGACTGGTATTATACTGAACAAGAATGGAATAGAGGAGTAGGTTGGGGCAAAGTACCACCAGAACGAATTAAAAAGTAATGGGGGTGACCTAGTTTCGACGGAGCGAATGAAAGTTTACAAGAGGTTTTTGATACATAACTATAAACGCCAATGATGACGTTTACTTTCAAGAATATGCCTTAGCGGCTTAATTTTTGACGGGGCATGGGCACCGCCTTGATATCCAAAGGGCCCATCTTAAAATATATGAACAGTAATCAAAGTGGTCTATGCCGAGAACGCCACACATGACGAACCGCTGAACCATAGATAAGCGTGTTCCCTTTACGTTATTATGAACCAAAAAATTACACCAAAAAAGTTTTCTATTATTATAGAGGAGTTAGTAAGAACTAAAAGACTAACTTATCTTGAAGCTGTAATGTATTATTGTGAACAAAATGGTTTAGAGGCACATACCATTACACGATGGATTGACAAATCTATGCGTGATAAGATACAATATGATGCAGAACAATTAAATTATCTACCGAAAACGAGTTCATTATTTTGAGTTTAATGACACCCCTAGAGACATATCAATCATACTTGGCTTTAAAACTTCATTTTGGTGGTAAGTATGATTATTTTAAGTATGGCGGAAAAACGTCAGCTTCAGTAGAATCTTTTGACAAACGAAAAGATAAATTCAAGTTTGTTAAATTATCAAATAAATTATCTGACCCACAAATTATAGATTATTATCTTGCCAACTTTATTCGTGGTAAAGAATGGATCGGAGATTTTGACCAAAAGAATTGGATGGAACATAAAAAAGTTAATCAAAGTTTAGAATATTTTTATAAAAATGATATTGAAAAACTATTGACTTTGACTAATAATTTTGATATACTTTTTAGAGTTAAGGATGGTAATCATCCTAAACTATTGAAAGCGTATCTTGGTAAAAAGATCAATCTGGAAACACTTGTGATCCTAGAAAAGATTTTAAAATACAGAGAAAGGTTTGACGCAAAGATTAGTGAAACTTTTATCTGGCCCAAGATTAGTCTTTTAATAAAGAAGTACGAGCCGTTTTTGAAAATAGATGAGAAATCATTTAAATCAAAAACATTGGATTCAATTAAAAACTTTGAGGAGTCGTGATGACAGAATCAAATAAAGAGTCATATGTTGACGAGGCGAAACGTAGGATCGCTCATCTTTCCTACAAACTCGAACAGGCCGAGAGTCGTGTTCGTAAGCTTGAGCATGACAATGCCGAGCTTCAACGGTGGGCAAATGATGTTTGCCTTAAAAAACTTCAGGAACTCAGCGATGAGTTGGCCTCACGATATAACCAAAAGAAGTATCGTGGTAAAAATTGGAGAGGCGATCTAAGCCGTGCAAGAGAAGAAGGATCAGAAGTTCATTGATCTAGTTTCTAAAGTTGCTCAAGATGTTATGCCTGTCAGTAATGCCAGAATAGCATCTGCGGTAGTAATTGGCAATAGTGTAGTTGGATTGGGTCGAAACTCTTATAAGACCCATCCACTACAGGCCAAATATGGCACGACAGAACATAATATTCATATTCATGCTGAGATTGATGCAATTAAAAACAGCCTCAAAAGAGTTTCAGTAGATGAATTATCTAAAGCCACACTATATATTAGTAGAATGAAAAAGAGGGATAGAAAACGTGGATTTATATCAGGACTTTCTGCACCATGTGCTGGGTGCATGGGTGCTATTACAGACTTTGGCATTAAGCGTGTGGTTTATTCTTTGGATGATAGAGGATTTCAAACGATAGAATAATCCTCAGTAGCTCAGTGGTAGAGCAGACGGCTGTTAACCGTCCGGTCGGTGGTTCGAATCCATCCTGAGGAGCCAAAAACAAATTTTTTGAAAAGTGAATAAAACTTATTATTTTATGTCTGGTTTGCCTAGAAGCGGTAGTTCTCTATTATCGGCTTTATTTAATCAGAATCCAAGATTTTATTGTGGCCCAAGTTCGCCTATATGTTCTGTGATTCTAGGTATAGAAGATCATTTAAAAACTGATGAGTTATATACTGCCTGGCCAAAAGAAAATTTTAAAGACGGAATTATATCTTCAGTACTTCCAAGTTACTATAGTGATATTGATAAACCAATTGTTATAGATAAAAATAGAAGTTGGACCCGCAGAATAGGATATCTTTCTAAATACTTTAATATCGAAAATCCTAAAATAATTTGTACTGTCCGAAACCTCACGGAGATTTTGACATCATTCATTGACATGATTCACAGAAGTAATAGTGTAAGTTTTGTTGATAAATCATTAAGTAAATTGAAAGTTCCTATTAATGATTTTGCAAGGTGTCAGTGGATTGCTTCTGATGGACCTTTAGGAAGATCCTATACTAGTTTAAAAATTGCATTTCAAGAGGGATATAGAGATAATTTATATTTTGTGGAGTATAGTGATTTAGTATCTAATCCAAAGAAAACAATGCAAGAAATATATAACTTTATAGGAGAAGAATATTACGAGCACAACTTTGACCATATAGAGAAGATTGTTCATGAAGACGATGGCTCGGTTTACGGCCTTCCGGATATGCATGATGTTAGGCCAAGTGTAAAGTCTATATCTAAAAATCCCAACGATGTACTTCCTGAGAAAGTAATTCAAGATGTTTCCAATTTAGAATTCTGGAGAAGTAGCGAATTAAATTTATCATGAAAAAAATTATAACGCCATTATTCGTAATTTCTCTTATTAGTTGTAGTGGATCAACTTCAACAGGTGATCCAGAGATTGGAGGAATCTATGACGAAGAAGATTACAAACTTGTTTACCAATATAATGCATTTAAACTAGATGGCCCAATTATACGTTGGCCCACAAGATGGATTTCTTTATATAATATTCCTTTGGATCATAAGGCACTAGATATATGGAAAGAACTTGGGTTTGTTTTTATACAGGGAGGTTCTGAAATTGTTTATGATGGAGAATCTCAAGAAGATGCTCCCTATTGTGGTCGAGCAAATTGGAGATGGAAAAGTGATACTAAAGGAAACTATTGGTTTAAATCCTGTAACATTGTACTCAATGCAAGAAAGCATACTGGATATCAATGTGGTAGTGTAGAAAATACTTTGAGACATGAAATTGGTCACTGCTTAGGAATATTAGGCCATACGAGTGATGGTACTTTAATGGATCCAACATCAAATAATTCTGATGAACTTCCGAATTACATTAAAAGAATGTTGGAAGTACTCTACAACACAAGAACAGATGTAAGAATAGAGGAAGATGGCAGTAAATCGTATAAGATAAACAAGAATGAAGAATATTCAGGAAATAACTATATAAATGATTGAGAAGTTAGGAAAGAGTGGATATATTTCGCTCAGAGAAAAACAAATTATTCTAAAAGAAACTAGAACGAATAAACAAGTTGCTGTAAAGTTAATTCAATTTGATGAGCAGTACGGATGGTTTGCTCTTAATGCTGAAGGTAAGAAGCGGTGGTATAATCAAAAGTATTGGGAATTTGTTAAGGAAGTGGGAGTTTAATAAATAAGATTATGGCAGGAATAGTTATTTCAAAAATCGGCACTGGCGGTATTACTCTCAATATCCCATTGCAGTTTGATTCTATAGATCATTTGACCAAAGTAATTACTGATGGTATTACTGCAGCTACAGCATCAGAAGCGTTAAAACTACCCGAAACATTAAAGACGTTAGCAAGTGATGTTTCTGGTTCCTTCAGTGCATTGCCTGAAGTTGTAAGTTCAGATGTATTGTCTTCAATTAGTGATGCTCATTCGGCAATCAACGATGCTACCTCAGGATTAATGTCAGAAATTGATGGTGCTATGGATGTTGTGCAGAACACCATCAACACTTCAATGCTTCAATTGGACGCTATTGCAAACTCTGGCACATTCGCGGCTGCTCAAGCAGCTATGAGTTCAGCAGGAACTTATCCTAATTTATTAATGGGTGGTGTTTTGCCAGCAGTTGCAAATCTACAGAGATTTCAACAAATAACACAGACAATGCATCCAGAAGGTCAAATGGGCGGTGCTATACAACAGATGAATAGTATTGCTAAAGGAGCAGGAGCTATTTCAGCAATGTCCAAACTTGCTGGAGCAATTGCTACAGATTTAGGTCTGCCGGCACCACCTGACATTAATGATGCATTTGATCTTTTACAAGACGGTAATGTATTTAACAAGACTCAATCTATGGCAGCTGCCATGACAGGAGTAAAGGCTGTTCTTGATATTGCACACGCTTCAGGACGATTAGATGATCTTAATGATGCTATTTTTCAAGAAACTCCATCTTTAGTTACTGCGGCAGCAGGAACTTATGCAGGCCAACAAGTTATGCAGATAGGATTACAACAAGCAGCACTTAATGGATACATTCCTACAGACGGTGAAGTTGGAAAATTAAATATTCCTGGTTGGGTTAATCCAAACACAGGTCTTACGGAATATTTGCCAGCTGGAACTTCTATTCTGGATTCATTAACGGGCATTGAAAATGACTTATTGAGTAAAACTTCAGCAATTAAGGCCGCAGTAGAAAGTTCTTTAAAACCCATTGAAGATTTAGCTAACGCAATTGGATTAGCTGCATCTTCTGCTAGTTTGCCAGCCGCTTTAGGATCATCATTATCTGGTGCAGTAAAGAGTGCAATGAGTTCAGCTGCACTAGACACTTTAGGAGCTGCTGCTGATTTACCACCACCAATTCCTGCTGGAGCATCGGCAGAAGAAGGAGGATCTGGTTTACCAAAATAACGTGAGATTAATATATTATGTTTTGTGAATTTATTGATAGTATGGGAACCGATAAAACGGTTGTAGATGCCGCAAGAGTATCTTTTTCAAAGAGAACTCAGTGGTATAGAAATTTACCTGGACCAGGTATTTTTGAACTTTCTGATAAAGATAAAAGACTGATAAATTATTTG